CGTCATCACCACCGTGACCTGAGGCGGCGGATTGCTGGCAACCGATGCTTCAAGAAGTGCCTGTTTTTTGACCACTGCCGTGATCGCAGCAATGTCAGCCAGAGCGCCGACGAACCCCCCCAGGCCACCGCCGTATTCCGGATGGGACAGATAGGTTCCCGGCGGCGTGAACAGCCGGCGCAGGACCCGCTGCTGCGATTTGAGCACTGCGGAACAGGTCGCCAGATCTCCAGCTGGTGAGACGCCGATATCGCCGCCGTACCAATGCGAAACGTCGTTCAAAACGGCCATGGCTTATCCTGTCGGTGCCTGAGTGCTTGCCGTGCCTGCTGTCACGCCCGGGTGGGTGTGAGCGCTGACGGTGTGGCCGCCGTTGAAAGTTCCCTCGCCGGTCGCCGTCACCTTGCCGTTGACCTTGAGGTCAGCGTTCAGGGTCGCGGTCCCGTCGTTGTTCAGCACCAGCGAAGCGCCGGATTTGTCGATCAGCGTCACCTTGCCGTCGTTGGTGGCCTTGATGATCGCACCGCCCATCGAGACCAGCCAGATTTCGCCCGGCTTGTAGGCCGCAGGTGGCTGGTTGTTGTTGTCCCAGATGCACCCCAGTGACAGCCCCGCTTGCCCGTCGCCATCCTCATGGCCGATCACCACCTGAACGCCAGCGGGCGGGATCGCCACCAGTCCCCAGCCAGCCCCGGCCATGGGCGTCATGTGCGGCATAAAACCGCTCTCGATGTTCTCTGGCTGATACTGCGCCTTGATCGCCATGTTGGCCTGATCGACCGAGGTGGACATACCCAGCTTGAGTTGCCGCAGATTGCCCACCACCTGCGCCGCAATCTGCCGCATGACGCTGTGGAATTCATGCATCCGGCTCATGCGATCACCGTGCTTTCGGGCGATTGGTTCTTGGCCGAGATGCGCCAGGCGAAACCCTCGGACGGTGACAGCGTGCGCACGATGGCGGTCGGGTAATAGATCTGGTCGAACGCGGTCCCGGTGCCTTTCAACTGGATCGGCGAGGTGCGCTGCAAGAGCAGGTCGGCGGGTCCGTCGATTTCGATCTTCATCTCGTGCTTGCTCAGTTCGGCCAGCAGCTGGTTGGCCTTGTCCTGCGCCTGCGCCTTGCTGAGATTCGGGATGGTGTAAGTTCGGACCTCGGTGTTGCCCTTTTTCGCCGTGTTCTGAGTGCGCGAAAGGCCGTTTTTCACATGGCTGGCCGTCGCGTTGACCGAATAGCCTTTGGCGTGCTTGCGGTCCCATGAGTGGACCACCACCTGAAGGTCGTTGGCCAGCGTCTTGGCGTGTTCGACCTTGAGGCTGACAAAGTTCGCGGACGCGGGTGCCGACGCTGACGGCGGCGTGATCTGGAAAACATACGGCGAACCCGATCCGGTCGGCGCGGGCTGGAAATAGAGCGTCTGGTCCTGGACATAGACGATGAACCGTTCCTGCCGGGCCAGATAGGTCAGCAGGTCCCACTCGGTCTTGTCGTCCTGCAGCTGGACGTGATCGATCTCGTAATACTTGCCCGCCTTGACCGTGGTCGCCTGCACATTGGCGGCCAAGCCGTGGTTTGCGGCGATCTTCTCGGCAATCTGGCTACTGGTCAGGTTCGGGTATTTCTCGACGGTTTTCGTGTCGATCATGGCCGCCGTCAGGTCGCGGCCGTTGATTTCGATCACGTTGTCCCGGGTGTTGATGCTCCACGATACGGTATCGGCTTTTCCATAGATCAGCGATGTCAGGCTGCCAGCGGTGTAATTGTTCGGATCCGCCGGGAAGCCTGCCCAGATTTGCACGAACAGGTCGCCGGTTCCCGCCAGGGCAGCGAGGTCCATCGAAGCGGGCAGGGCACTCGGCGCCAGGTCAACCCGGAAGGTGTCGGCGCTGTAGAAAACGTTGTTGTTCACCTCGCAGGTTATGAATGGCACCTGCACCCCGTTGATCTTCACGATGCCGCGAGGCTGGCGCAGCTGCGAAACCGGCTGCACGGCGTTCAGGCTCATGGCGATAGCAATCCGTCAGCGCCGCGCTTGTCGGCCGGAATGACCAGCGTGGTTAGGACACCGGTCAGCAGCGGGTCGATCAAACCGTTTGCCGCCGCGATGGTTGGCCACTCGTTTGCATCGCCATAGACATTGGCCGCGATCGAATAGAGGTCGCCCCCGATCACCGCGAGCGAGGTGCCTGAAACCTGAGACGCCGCGAGGTTCACGGCCATGCGGCTCATGATGTTGTTGACTTGCGAGACAACAGGATAGAGCGCGCTCGCCGTCGCCTGGGCCGTGATCGCCGAGGCGTTGGCCTGTGACCCCGCCACGACGCCCGCAAAGCTGCCCGTGGCCATCGAGGCTGCTGTCGTGGTCATCAGCGCCTGAGCTGCTGTCTGGACGCCCGTGATGGCCGCGACCGCCGGTGCGATGCTCGATAGCGACGCGCCAACGAACGAGGGAATGCCCGCCAGCACAGTGGTCAGCACCGAGAACGCCGTTTGCATCCCCGGGTCGGTGATCTGCGCCATCAGATTGGCGGCGGCCAGGTTGTCGGCCTGCATCTGATCGTCGAGGTTGGACGGCGCTACCGGATCGGGAATGCTGCTGTTGGTGATGACCTCGCAGACGATCGAATAGGGAATGTCGTTGATGCGGTGAAAGTTCGGGGTGAACCGCTTGATCACCACGCTAAACGACAGGCCAGCCCAGAACAGATCAACAGCTTGCCCTGCCACGCGCATGGCATCGAACATTTGCGCGCGCGACAGGGCGTCGACACCCCAGAACCGGCCCGACCATTCCAGATCGGATTCGCTCCGGCCCATGGCATCGACGACCCGCGTGCCGCCGATCAGGGTCTTGCTGGCAACCATCTGGTCGCCGCCCCACGGGATGTTATCCGGCACCTCGGTCGGGCGCAGGACAACACCGCCCAAGGTCACATCGAACAGGGTCATGGATCAATGTCCTGCGGTGGCCGCGTGCGGGAACGATGCGATGGGGTCGAAATGTGTTCCGCCCGACATCGGGCGATTGCTGCCGTCAATCAGGTGCTTTGTGACCGCGCCGCCAACCTTATGCCCATCGAGCCACACGCTGCTGTTGACCTGAACCGGTTGACCGCGCGGCGGTGCGCCGACCGGCTTAGGCGCCGATCCGCCCCCAAAGCCGAGCAGCTGGGCCGCGCCCTGGATCAGACCGACAAATAGCCGGAACGGAGCGAGGATGCCATCGATCCAGAATTTCAGCACACCGAGCACGGTGTTCCAGCCGCCCAGCCAAGTGATGATGCCCGACACCGCTGCGCCAACGAGACCGATGCCCGCGACCCAGAGCGCGACCGGTCCCGCTGCCATCGCAATCGCCACCGCGCCGGCCGCGATCAGGCCGCCAGCGAGAACCGCGAACCCGACCACTAGGCCTTTCACGATCGAAGTGTGCCGGTTCATCCAGTTGGCCAAGCTGGTCATCATCGGGATGAGGTAGGCCAAGGCCTTGTTGACGGTCGGCAGGATCGCCACACCTACCTGGATCAGCAGGTTGTTGAACTTCGCCTGCAAGTCGGCGAATTTGCCCGCCGTGGTGCCTTTTGCGGCCTTGTAGCTGTCCTCGATCCCCATAGCCTTGCGCTGCGCGGCGAGGGACGCCTGAATTGGCCCCGCCTGAGTGCGGAACAGGCTGAACATCATGCCGCCGGTGCGGCCACCGATCTGGGCATCCATGCGCGCCATGTCGGCGTTCGACAGATGCTGCGCCTGATACATCGGCATCACGTACTTCTGATACCAGTCGAACTGGCTTTTCGAGAACAGTTCGCCGTCCTTGAGCGGGTTGCCGCTCATCGATTTGATGCCGCCCTGCGAGTTCCATGTGATCTTGGAGCCGTCCCAGATGCCCGCGTTCACGAGATTGTGCGCGACCTGGTTGGGCACGCGCGTGATGCCGGTCAGCCGGTTGAACGAGGTCATCAGCGCAGTGCCGGCGCGGCTTTTCAGTTCGCCGATCACCGGCTCCATCTGGCCGAACAGGGCATCGTTCGACAGTCCGCGCGCTGCGACGCCGCCGGTGGCCATGAACTGGCGATAGAGCGACCAGTTGACGTTGCCGCCAGAGGACTGAA